CTGGACAGGCTATGAATAAGCTTTTAGATTTTATCAAGCCATTTATACCATTTTTGACTGCATTAGGGGCTACTTTATTGTATCTAGCTACTCAAGCATTAGCCGCCTTTAGATATGCTTGGAAACAGTTAAGACAACCAGTGATGGATTTGTGGAAAGCTATAAAAGATTTTTGGACTGCAATTCAACCAATTTTAATGGGATTAGGAGCTGTATTGGTGACCGTAGTTTTGCCAATAGTACAGATGGTATTTGCTACAATAGTACAAATTATAAGAGGAGCAGTAATTGGAATAACTGGTATATTGAATTATTTATCTGGAGTATTTAATGTAATATTTGGAATTATAGCTGGAATAATGACTGGAGATTTCTCAGGAGCAGTAGAAGGGTTTAAGCAAATATTTAGAGGATTAGGACAATGGATGTGGGGAGCTATAAATATTGTTATATCTCCATTTAGAGGGCTTATAGATGGGATTAGAAACACATTGCAAGGTATAGACTTCTTTAGAATAGCAGTAAATTGGATAAATAGCTTAATTGCTGGTGTAAGATCAAGAGCTTGGGGGATAGGTGGAGCTATAAAACAAGGTATAGGAAATATGCTACCTGAAGGGCTTAGAAGGCTTATTCCAGGACATGCAAATGGAGTTAGAAATTCTCCAGGAGGATTAGCCATAGTGGGTGAGCGAGGTCCAGAGCTTGTCAACTTACCAAAAGGAGCTGATGTATTTAGCAATGAAGAGAGCCGAAGGATGACTGGAAGTGGAGGTGGTATCACCATTGAGACTATGAATATTAAGAGTGGTGTAGACTGGGAATTAGGAGCTTCTTATATGGCACAAAAATTAAGATTATCATAATATGGAAACTTTAGCATTTAATGGGATTACAGCTACAATAGGAGGCCAATATCATTTAGCTAATATAGAAGGATTGCTAATTAGTGGGCTTGAATTTGCCTCATATAACATACCTCAAAGCAATAAGGCTGGGTTTGTATCTAATTACACTCATAGTAAGGTGATAAGCATAGATATAGCAGTCAGAGGTACAGATATAAATGATTTTTATGTTAAAAGACAAGCATTATTGAAAGCTATGTATCCTAACACTAATCAATCAGTAACATTTACATATACCACCGAGGATAGTCAAGTTTATACCTTTGAGGGATATCTTAGAACTGGAGTTAATGAAGGTGAAAGGACTGGAGCTTATCAGACAATAGGTTTCTCAATATATGTGCCTTCTGGAACGATTACTAATGGGAACTTAAACTCTATTACCCTTGAACAAGCAGGAGTGCCTACAGGGGCTGTTTTGCCTTGGACATTGCCTATATTATTAGGAACTGTGTCTGGGGCTGGGACTTTAGCTAATGCAGGGAATGGATATGCTACAATACATATACAGATTATAGGTCCTGGTGAAGGATTTACTATTCTTAATCAGACTACTGGAGATAGTTTCAAAATAGATGGGTTAACTTTGACTGCTGGACAGATCATAGAAGTATTTGGAGAAACACAAACAGTTACACAGCAAGGATTGTCTATCTACCAATATGTAACATCTGACTCAACATTTATAACTTTAGCTCCTGGAAATAATAATCTTGCACTATATGTAGACAGTGGAGCTACATCAGACACTAAGGCAATAATAACTTGGTATAACACTTATGTTGGAATATAAATATATTTTATGGGATTATAGAACTGGGCAGAAAGAAATATTCCCAGAGGTTTTGAATAGACAATATTCTTATCAGCTTAACCGAGCAGGTAAAGCTAGTTTTACTGTGCCTATCACAGCAGAAAGGCTACAACGATTTGATATATACCTTGGAGTGACAAGACTGCTTATATATAGAGAAAATACTCTTATATGGGCTGGTGTAGTCTGGGAGATACAAGAAGGAGCTAGTGAAGATGGGGATGTGACTATCCAATGTACTGAGATATTCCATATATTGTCAGAGAAGAGATATACCTCTAATACATATACCTCTACAGATGCAGGACAGATAGCTTGGGGCTTGATAAACACTACACAAGGGCTTACAGGAGGAGATTTAGGACTGACACAAGGTGCAATACAAACTACTCAAAATAGAGATAGAACTTATTTTGATGAAAGTATAGGTGAGAAAATTATACAATTGACTGAGGTAATCAATGGCTTTGACTTTGTTATAACGCCTAGCATAAAAATAAACACTTTAGGTGTATTTAATGTATATGCAAAAAGAGGATCTACAATTACAGATTTTAGATTAGAATATGGTGAAGGGTTAAAGAATAATATACAATCTTGGAGTAGAAAAAGGACTCTCTCAGACATGTTTAACAGCATAATAGTAGAAGGACAAGGGTTGGGAGATGCAAGGCTTACATCTACTGAGTCAGATACAGCTTTAATCAATGCAGTTGGATTATTAGAAGGTAGAAAGCAAGACAAATCAGTAACAGAACAGGCTACATTAGATCAGAAAGCAGATGAATATATTAGAGTTCATAAGACAGAACAGCCAATTTATGATATAACCCTTAATAATGCCTTCAATGATTTTGGTAAATATGATGTGGGAGATATAGTGCCAATTAGAATAAAGTATGGATATGTAGATATAAATACCACTATGAGGATATATGGCATAGATGTAAGAGTTTCAGATGCAGGAGAGGAAAGTATAAAGTTAACAATATCACCTATAATATAAAATATATGAGTACAAGCATACAAGAGCAAGATTTAATCCAAGAGATAAAAGACTTAAAACAAAGGATAAGTGATTTGGAGCGACAGCAGAGACAAATTGGAAGTGATGGTGGTAGTGTTGTCACTAATCCTAATTCTACAGTTTATTTATCAGATCCAGCTTTTACACCAAATGGAAAAGGAATAGAAATAACAAAAGATGGCATAACTTTTTATTTGAACAATTCAACTGGATTAACCACTTCCGATTTTGATATACAAGCATTTTATAATCCGAGTGGTCCTAGTATATTAGATATAGATGGAGACCTTCAAGTTGGTACAGCAAATATTATTAGTTTAATTTTATCTGGTTTTACACCTACTTCTAGTTCATTTAATGGAAAAGCTGGTCAATTTACTTGGGACAGTAATTATCTTTATATTTGTGTAGCAACAAATAGCTGGAAAAGAATTACTTTATCTACCTTCTAGTCTAGGCAACATATGATAATATATATCTATAAAGTAATAATATAGATATATGGCAATAGATGTAAGCTACAGAGATACATATACAACTTCAGCAGAAGATTTATCTCGTACCAATAAGAATTTCATTGTAAACGAAGGGGTAGCCTTTGATGGAATGAAAGTGACTGAGTCAGGTACTCCTGGTATGAGTGTGGTGGTAGCTCCTGGAACTGGATATTTTTATGGATCTGGAAGCAATGCCAATGTAATGTATGAATTCTATTCAGATGCTAATGAGACTGTAACTATTGGAGCTTCTGGTGTTTCTGCAAGAATAGATATAATCTGTCTAAAAGTAGATGCTTCAACTGGTGTAGCTAGTATTGTAGCTGTAGCTGGAACTCCTTCAGGGTCTCCTGCTGTACCTGCCACTCCTGCTTCTCACTATAAACTAGCTGAGGTAGCTGTTGGAGCTGGTGTGACTACAATCACTAATGCTAATATCACAGATAAAAGGCGAAGTGTGTTTGTAATGCCAACTGGAGCAAGAAATCAGGGGCTTATAAATGGTAAAATAGTGCCTACAGTAGCTTCTAACAATCTAACAGTAGCTATAAAAACTTTAGCTGATACAGACCCTTCTGCAACTAATCCTGTTGGAATATGGATTGGAAATGAATTAAAGTGGATAACTTCTGCTTTGTCTATCTCTGCTAATGCCGGAACCAACTGGTTTAACTCTGGAAGTTCTGAGTTAGCTACTTATGAAATAGACTACTTTGCATATATTGGATATAATGCTACTGATGGTGTTGTGCTAGGATTTACAAGGATACCTTATGCAAGATTATATTCTGATTTTAATACTACAACTACAAATGAGAAATATGCAAGAATATCTACAATAACAAATGCAGCTTCTGGAGATAATTATATCAATGTAGGAAGATTTGCTGCTACCCTATCTGCTGGAGCTGGATATACTTGGACTGTACCTTCATTTACCAATGCTAATCTTATACAAGAGCCTATTTATGAAACAAGGTGGTTAGATTATGACCCAACAATTGTAACTTGGACAAATGCTCCTACTTCAACTACAAGAGTTGGAATATATAAAATATCTGAAAGAAATGTAAAAATAAATGTACAAATAAGTGGAACAGCAAATGCTAGTAATTCAGGAAGTTTAGTAAGAACCCAATTACCAATAAATGGTAGTTATCCAGCCAATTTTGATGTAGGTGGAAAAACTCCTGCACAAGTAACTGCTCAATGGTCAGACAATGCAACTTATGATGATATTGCTTATAGACAAGCCAATATTAGAACTTCAGATGCAGTAATAACTACAGTTTTTGAAGTAGGGGTTGGTAGAAAACCTACTGTTTATTTGGCTAGTGCAGAATATCCAATTTAACAATACTATGAATAACAAACAACTATGCCTAAACTAAAAGAATTATAAGAAATGCTATAATAGAAATAAGATAATTATATGAATAACAACAATTGGAATTGGAAAAAATGGCTTAATGGAGTAATTATTATTCCAGAGGATACAACTGATATCATAAAGTATGGAACTGCTCTTACAGTGGCAATTTTGGCTAAATATGGCTACAATGAATTAGGAGAGTTTGAATTTATGATTATAGGTGCAGTGGTGAAAGCAGTTGTAGACAGAATTCATTATTACTTGAAATACGAATAGTATGAAAGCAGAGCATATTGATAAACTAGACTCAATTATAGATAACCCTAGTCAGCATAATACTGATGAGAAGGTTAATATTGTAATTAGAGTAGTTAGAGATATAGCTTTACAAGTTAGAGGTCACTACAACGATATAGCTCTACTTAGAACTATGATAGAGACTATTCAAAAGACTTTAGAAAACCTAGACGATAAATTATTTGGCAATAAAGATAGTGAGGGTACAATCTATACATTGACCACACAGGTAGATATGATGAAGAGGAGCTTTGATAACTTTACCAAGCTATTATGGGGTGTATTAGGAGCAGTAGTTATAGATATAGCTTTAAGATTTTTTAATGTAATATAATATGGCAACAAAGAAAAACTTTACAGGAATGATAAGAAGGGATACTCCAACTTTTAATATTGATCTAGATACTTTTAATATAACTGGATATACCTTTAGATTGACTATAAAAGATATAGATGACAATACAGCTGATGATACAAATGCCATATTAGCTACTAGCTGGACTTCACATATAAACAATTATGAGACTGCGGTGACTTTGACTAGAACTCAAACAAACTTCCCAGCTGGATTATATAAATATGATATCCAAATGGCTAATGCTACTATCACTCACACTATTTTATATGGAGAATGGGAACAGATTGAAGATGTAACTATAACTGCACCATAATGGCTTGTGAGATAAAAGCTACAATTGAACAGCAAGAGATTAATGCTACTTTATCTGACCAAACTATAGAAGCCAAGGTCAATGCTATAAAAGTGCCTTATTATGGGCAAATGTATAATCAGACTCCTCAGATTGTAGATATAATTACTCAAGGAGTATATGTGCCTATGAATATCACTGGAACTTTTGACACTGCTAATGCTCAAGGGACAACTGCTCCGACTGTGGGGACTTTTGGAATTAAAAATACATCAGGAAGAGCTTTAAGATTTTTAGTTATAGCTACAGCTGATGTAGAAATTAGCAATAATAGAACAGCTGGGTGGAGACTTGCAGTTGATGGTGTGGCTTTACCTGAGACAACTTGTACTGCTACCACTGGAAATAATAACTTTGCTAAGTTAATGACTCAATGGATAGTATATCTTCCAGACCAAAGTGAGGTGACTTGCTTATTAGCAGATATAAGTAGTGCAGCAGATATCCAAGTAGATCGTAGCAAGATTGTAGCAGTTATGATATAATATAATTATCCACAAATGTATCTGTTCTTTTAAGTGGATGACATATACCTTCTTTCTCATAAATATCGCCAAGAAGTACAAGGAGTGATTCACCTTGTGCTTTTTGGTTTTATATGTTATA